TGCAGAAGACTTTCTTGAAAGTGGTCTTGTGGAGTTTGATAATTTTATTCCACAATTACGTGTGCCTGTCCCATATATCAAACAATGGAACTACAACACAATGTTAAAGATTGATGATAAAGACTTTAAGGCAACTAACCCAGGCGTTTGGTGTCATAGTCTGCATGATTTAATGGATAAAAATAAATTTACAGATTGGAAAGATTATGGACTTGACAAAAGCATCTAAAGATAATATAATAAAGTTAGATAATAAGAGAGAAGCTAAAATTCAAGAAATTATGGAGAAAGTAAAAGGTATGGAAGATACACTTAAGAATGCAAAGCGAAGTGTTTGGGTAACTTTTAGAAAAGAAGGAATACATTTGTATCCTGCGGCTAAAGATGATCCTAAACTTGCAACAGGAGACTGGGACGACGTGAGCTTCTTAGGAGTAGCACATAGACACATATTTCACTTCAAAGTGCGAATAGAAGTATTCCATGATGATCGTGATATTGAGTTTATTCAATTTAAAAGATGGATGGAAAAGCTATACAATGAAGATGTAATTGAATTAAATCATAAGTCATGCGAAATGATTGCTGATGACTTATACCAAGAAATTTCTACAAAATACCCTGGCCGATTTGTAGAAATTGACGTTGCTGAAGACGGTGAAAACGGCTGTTCTATTTATTACCCCACACAATGATATGCAAGGAACTATCATGGCAATTAAGAATCCCCTTATTAGGAAAATTTTTGACGATCTCGACGCCTTCCGAGACTACTGTAGATTTGAAGGTAAAGTTTTTAGAGAAGCTAGCCTTTATAAAAAAGGCGATAGAACTTGGGAAAGTTATATGGCTTGGTGCAGAACACGAAAAAAATGGAGGAATAATAAAAGACGATGACCATTTATATAGTAGACATTGAAGCAGTTGATACACGTTATACAAAACAATGGAAGGAACATCTTCCAAGGCAACTCAAACGGTCTACTAACGAAGAAGTTATTACCATAAGTGGTGGAGAAACTCCTCAGGCTACAACACCTGGGGCTTTTCTAAACTTTGGCGGAACTAACATATATAAGAGTAAGCAACTTGAACAAATAGGAGAAATGTTCTGTAATGGCCAGGTTAAGGATGATGATTATTTTCTCTATACCGATGCCTGGAATCCTACAGTTATTCAATTGCGTTATATGGCAGAACTATTGGGTGTTGATATTCAACTTGGTGGCATGTGGCATGCTGGTAGTTATGACCCGCATGACTTCTTAGGAAGGCTTATTGGTAATAAGCCTTGGGTTAGAAAAGCTGAAGCTAGTATGTATGAATGTTATGACCATAACTTTTTTGCTACAGAGTTTCATATTAATATGTTTAATAACGAACTTATGTTAGAAGGAATAAATTTAGATCATAAAAGTATTAGGGTTGGGTGGCCTATGGAGTATTTACGTGAAGCTCTACTACCATATAAAGGAATGGAGAAACGTAATTTAATACTTTTCCCTCATAGAATTGCTCCAGAAAAACAATTAGAAATCTTTAATGATTTATCAATACAATTACCACAATATGATTTTGTGGTTTGTCAGGAAAAACAACTTGATAAAAATGAATATCATAATTTGTTAGGAGAAGCTAAGTTGGTATTTAGTGCTAACTTACAAGAAACATTAGGTATTAGTTGGTATGAAGGAGCAGTTGTTGGTGCTATACCAATGGTTCCAGATAGACTTAGTTATACAGAAATGGCATTGCCAGATTTTAAATATCCTAGTGAATGGACAGAAAACTTTACAAGTTATAATATTCATAAAGCAGAAGTTGTAAATCAAATAGTTGAATACATGGAACACTATGATGACTTTCTTGTATCATTAGATAAGCAGGTTAAAAAACTTAATACAGATTTCTTTTCCGGCGAAAATTTATACAAGGCTATATAATGAGAGATAACAGTATAAAAATTGATTTAGAAGATGTTGTTGACACAACATTTACCTGTACAGATCAAGAATATACATTAACTGGTATTCAGGATACTTATACTGTGGATATTTCTAATACAACGACTGTTCATTTAGGAACAGATGGAGCAGGGGGCGGGTCTTCTGGAAATGGATTCGACCCTGCATGGTATGGACTAGATGAATCTACAGGACAATTTTCTATCAATATAACTCCTGGAGAAGAATTATTAACAGAAACTTGTTTCAAAAATAACGTAGAAGAAATGGCTAAAGATTATCCAGGATTAAGTAAAGCATGGAGAAACTTCAAGGTATTTTACGACATGTGTAAGTCCGATTATAATAAAAAGAAGGAGGACAATGCACAATGAAGAAAGATCTTATGTCATACGTTGTCGTTCAAAAACAAAAAGTTCCTATAGACATATGCAATACTATTATTGATAACTTTCACGATGACTGGCAAAAGCATACTTTTTATTCACACAGTGATAAAGAAAAGTTTAGTACTGATACAGAACTTTCCATATCCCATCAAGTAGTTCCTCACTATAAAGAACTGCATCATATTGTAAGAGATAGTTTAATACATTATATAGAAAAAGATATAGCATCACCTACCCTTCAAGGGTTCGATGGATTTACTGATGTTAGGTTTAACAAGTATGATAAAAATACAGAGATGCATCTGCATGCCGATCGAGTACAACAGATGTTCGACGGTGAACGCAAAGGCATTCCTACTTTGTCTGTAGTAGGATTACTTAACGATAATTTTACAGGCGGTGATTTTATAATGCTAGAAGACAATAAAGTTGAACTAGGTGCAGGAGATATTCTTATATTTCCAAGTACATTTATGTACCAACATAAAGTAACATTAATAACAGAAGGGACAAGATACAGTTTTGTATCTTGGGTTTGGTAATATGATTAAAAAACATTTTTACACATGGAAAGATATTGAAAATTGTAGTACAAGTATTGTTAACCAAATGTACAAGGATCAATGGAGACCTGATTATATTGTAGGTATTACACGTGGCGGTAATGTACCTGCAACAATCATTTCAAATATGACTGGCATACGTTGTGAGGCAATAAAAGTTAGCCTACGTGATAGTGGTTATGCAAACGAATCTAATGCTTGGATGGCAGAAGATGCTTTTGGAGATCCACATTCAGATAGTAACGGACAAGGCAAGAATATATTAATTGTTGACGATATAAATGACACAGGTTCTACTTTTAATTGGATAGTTGAAGATTGGCAAAATAGTTGTTACCCTGAAGATGATCATTGGCGTAATGTTTGGTGTGAAAATGTAAGATTTGCAGTAATAACAGATAACTTAGCTAGTGACTTTAAATTTAAGACACACTATTCTTGTCACGAAGTTAACAAAGTAGAAGAAGATGTTTGGTTAGTTTACCCTTGGGAAATAGTAGGAAAATATGAATAAAGAAGATTTACTAGTCTTTAAAAAAATTACACCTAAGTACGATCTAAGTTGGTATGTGAAATGGTTTTCTAGTTTCATTATTCTTATTGGAATGGTATTAACTAGTGCTGGAGGCATGGAGCCATACAACTTATTCTTTCATCTAGTTGGAGTCATTGGTTGGGGATTTGTAGGATATCTTTGGCATGATAGAGCATTGGTTTTTATAAACAGTATTGCTGTTTTTATCTTTGCATCAGGTATAGTTAACTTTTTTGTAGGAAATTAATATAATGGATAAACCTTGGACTGATATAGTTATAGATACAAAACATTACACCGTTTATAAAGACGGATTTCCGGTAACAGACGGACATCTTTTATTTGTACCAAAAGAAGAAACATGGGAATGTTTAGCATATTGTTATAAAGCCGCATATGGCTGGGGATATGAATGGGTGCAGGATAAGATTTGCGATGGATTTAATATAGGACAAAATGTAGGCGAGGCCGCTGGACAAACAGTGATGTATCCTCACGTACATCTAATTCCCCGTAAAAAAGGGGATATCGAGGATCCCAGAGGTGGGGTCAGAAATGTAATTCCTAGCAAAGGAAATTATCTAGAAAGTAAGGAGAGAAGTGAATGAAGGTAGGAGAATCATTAATGAATGCGGCCAAGAAGCAGGCCGAAGGAGAAGTTGCAGTTCACCTTGCAAATATCAAAGTATATCAAACAATGCCGGCAGGAATAGGTGAGCATAGTGACGTGACTGAAGCAGTTATCGCAGAACTTGATAAATTAGCGGCGGCACACGATAGGTTAGATATGATTGAACGTTTTTTTACAGATACAGATGATAAAACTGTATTAAAAGGTTGACAAAGATCTAAATAATATGTATAATAACAATATATATAGACATCCTCGTCTATAACTCGGAGAATAAAATATGAGCAGAGTAAATGCAATAAAACAAAAATTAGAAGAAGCAGGTATTAGGTACTGGGCTAATGATAATATTAGTGAAGTACTACAAAAGGGTGACAAAGAAGCTCTTATTGAAGAAGCAGTACCTGCTTTTGAAAATGTATTACAAACATTATTAATTGATACAAAAACAGATCCTAACAGTCAGGATACTGCAAGACGTATGGCTAAGATGTATATCAACGAGATTATGTCTGGTCGTTACGATCCAATGCCTAATCCAAGTGCCTTTCCTAACTATATAGAAGGTGGTTATGAAGGTATGTTAGTTGTAAGAAGTGAACTTACAAGTTTGTGTTCACATCACCATCAAACAGTAAAAGGTGTAGCATACATTGGTATTATTGCTGGTCCTAAACTATTAGGTCTAAGTAAATACACACGTATTGCTCAATGGTGTGCTATGCGAGGAACATTGCAAGAAGAACTAAATGTTATGATTGCTAATGAAATACAAAAGCAAACAGGCAGTGAACATGTGGGTGTTTATGTACAAGCGACACATGGTTGTTGTGAAAACAGAGGCATTAAGGCTCATAGCAGTTTGACACAGACTACTGTACTACGTGGAGCATTTAAAGAAGATCCAGCAACTAAGAAAGAGTTTATCGATAATGTTAAACTACAACAACAGTTTGCATGTTAAATAAGGAGAAATTATGAATCATTTTACAGTAAGTATGGTAAAGAGTGTTTTAAGAATATTAGCAGGCGGTGTATTAGCTTATGCAGGATATGAACTTTGGGCGGCAAACGACTATACAGATATAGTTATTGCTTACTCAGGCTACTTAATGATGTTTGCAGGTATTGGTTTTGTACTAGCTGAAGTGTTAGGCATTGTAGAAGAAATAGTATAATGTCTGCATTAGCACAACATGAATTTGGTAAAACTGTAGAAAAGAAGTTTTACTATTCAGAAATATTCCATAGTATTCAAGGCGAAGGACATTACACAGGAGTGCCTACGGCTTGGATACGTTTCTTTTTATGTAATTTACAATGCAACGGATTTGGACAATTAGATCCTACAAATCCTGATACATACGAATTACCCTTTCAAGACTTTGATGTATCAAGTGTAAACCGTGTTGAGGACTTGCCTGTATGGGATAAAGGCTGTGATTCAAGTTACACGTGGGCAAAGAAGTTTAAAGACTTGATGGGCCAAGAAACGCCCACAGTAATGGCGAATAAAATTATTAACATAATGAAAAACGAAAGTAATCCTGAAGGATTATTTAAACATCCAGTAACAGGACAAAGTCAACACCTATGTATCACAGGCGGAGAGCCTTTAATGGTAACTGGACAGA